AGATCATAGACGGCCTGCAGCCCGGCGAGTGCCTGATGCTGGCGATCGAGGACGAAGAGAATTTACCATTTGGTGGTATCCCCCAAGGGTGAGCCGCGGGGGACATCGGGGCTTTGAGCTACGCTCGGTTCCATGGGGGATGAAACTCCCGCGGTTCATACTTGACCGCAAAAATCAAGGCGGCTAAATGTCACAGGGTGCGGGTTAGGACCCCTGATGACCGACACGCTTGAGCGCCCGTATGACCTCATTGCCGCCCGACTCGCCCATGAGGGCGTTCCCGTTTCAGCCATTGCCAGAGCCCTTGGAAAGTCATCGGCTAATGTGCGGGACTGCCTGGAGTATCATTTGGAAATCGGCGGCATTACGGAAATGCCCGTCGCTGATTGGCCCCCAACTGCGCGCCGCGCCGATCACTTGCCAGCGTTTCTCCAAAAAGAGCCAGAAAAAATCCAACTCCTCTCCTGCCAGCGCGTCCTGAACTTGACGCCGCTCGAGGCCGGCTTCATGCTGGTGCTCTTGAAGCGCGACGAGGCTGACAAGGAGACGCTGCACTACGTCATCGAGACACAGCGCGCGATGCGGCGCGCCGACAACCCGGAGACCACCGACAAGAAAATGGTGGACGTTATCATCTGCAAGATGCGCAAGAAGCTAGCCAAGCACGGCGTCACGATTACGACGATTTGGGGTAAGGGGTACTTCATCGATGAAGCCGGAAGACAAATCCTTGAAGATCTCCTCACCAGTCCCCGATAGGAAACTTCATCCTATCAGTCCTATTCTGGACGAGCCGGCGATCGTTGAAGCGCTTAAGCAACCGATCAATCCTTCCTCAACCAACGAATACCTCCGCACCGCCGCCACTCTAGCGATTATGGCGGGACACGATCGCCAGCTGATGCGGTCGGCCGTCCTGCAGATGATGTGCCGGGCGGTGACGATGAACGAGAAGCTGCGCATGCTGGAGGTTGTCCAGCGCCTCCTGGTCGACTTGACGAATGGCAAGCAGCCGCTCGAAAAAATTTTAATCCGCATGAATGAGTTCGCCGCTCAGACGCTCCATGATGCTGACGAGCTCCGCCAGCGGTTGTTGGGCGATATGCGTAAGACGATGGAGTGCGCGTGGGAGAACGACCCGATTAATTAACGGTTCCCAAAATACTCTCATACGAGTGCCCTCCCGAAAAGCAGACGGGGGGCAAGGTCGGGTGGTGGGAGCGTTTTATGGCATTGGCAATTCACACAGCAGCCGTTGACTCCGTCGCTGCAGTCGCAGTCGTAGCGAACGGGGCCGCCTCGGCCGCGGTGCTTACCGACTATCTTCCCCCAACCGTTGCCATTGCCTCAATCCTGGTATCAATACTAGCGGGGATCTGGTACGGCACACAGCTGTACGACAGGTTCAAGAATGGGCCGCACCAGCCCCACTGAATGTGGTGGTGGGGAATGCAGCCGCTTTGCCCAGGACTTGTACGGTGTGTTCAACATGAAACAGACCGTGGTCTTTAAATACCTCCGGTACTGTGCAATTAAGCTCACATGCTAAGATGTCGCACCCTCACGTCCATCCCCTCGCATTGACACGCTGACGATTGTTCTGTCGGCGCCGCCCCCACAGATGCTTGGCGACGTAGTCGGTCATGCCGCCGGCCACGATTAGCGCGACGTACTGTAGATCGTCGGCTACGTGCGAGAAGCCTTCCGGGTCGTTCTTGTCAGGCTTCGCCGTCTTGAGCGCGCCTTCCTTGTTCTTGAGATACCGATAGCCGCCGGCCATGGCACGGCATAGGAGAGGGCATCCGCGGCGAGAGATAACGAGTGATGGGCCGCCATTAGTTTGTCTTGCCAGTAGTGCCTCGACGGCCCGGATCCGATTTTCGATTTCGTTCGTAGGAGCAGGGAAAGCTGAGAGGCCGAGTCGCTTAAGTGCGTCGAAGCAACTTTCCTCTGCGACATTTCCTTTAGCCACGCCACTCGGATCTCCGATAACAGCGACCTTGAAACCCGGGTACCCGTTGATGAGCCGCGGCCGGAGCCTTTCCGTGACATGTTTTTCCAATCCTACGTTTGTGGCGGCAACTTCTTCGTGGACGAGAAGCCGGCCCATATGGTCCATTTGGGTGATAAGAGACCACGGGTTACGGCCAAAGTCCTGACCGACGAGTAGTGGGTAGCCGGGTATAGGCATCGTGTCGTCAACAATGTGAAAGTCAGGCCGAAAAGATTCTTTGAAAACCGCTTCACCTGATGGATCGGGTCCGTACTCGGCTTTGACGTAGCGTCGGACCCAAGGATGGTCGATACCCCACGTTTCGACTGGCTTGTCATAGTATTTGCGTCCTTGCGCTTCGCGAACGGGGTGGCCTTCCGGCAGCTTCATCGTCTCGGGAGTCTGGAACAGATGGCTTAAGTTTTCGGCGTCGGGCGACAGGCCGGAGGGCTGCTTGAACAGCTGCCAGTCTGGCTTCTCGTGCAGGCGAACTTGTTCCATGAACACTTGCCAGGGTGTCATTTCGGTGGGCATGTTCGTGTCGGCGATGATCCCGTGTCGCGCCGGCGTGCCGCGCGCGCCAGATGGGTACCGGCCGAGTCGGCCACCGACGGGCGTCAGGATGTCGATGTCCATTTCGATCGCCTCTGACAGCCACGCGCCGGTCAGCTGCATGGACAAGAGGCGGGCCTGGTCGCTGGCGTCCTCAAGCGGGATGAACGGCCACTCGGACACAACGTCGTCGAATTCGAGGTAGTACGTGGAGTCGGACACCTTCCAGTAGCCCAGTCCGGGCGTGGACAGGTGCGTCTCGACATCCTTGAGAACGGTGGCCTTCAGCTGCTGTAGGGTCTGGCGGACGATCGCGAAGCGCGTGTAGCGCTTGCCGTCCTGCGCGCGGGGCTGATCGCGGGCCCACATGAACAGGTCCATGATGCAGCCAGTGGTCTTACCAGAGCCAACAGGACCCGCGAGGATCCTGTTAGTCGCCCGTGATATCATGAACTGCGCGATAGTGGGCGCAGTTAGTCCGAAGTTGTAGACGATTTCACCCAACTAACCCATTCCCGTCTCGCACTGGCCGCGGCCTTGATCTTCCCTTCCAGGTAGATCTCCCAGCGGGCAGTAGTACCCCATTCCGGATGTTCGAACCAGAGGGCCTGGGACGGGGTCGTCGGCGGGGCGCGCAGGCGTAGGGCGGAGAATTCATCGAAGCCCTTGAGTGTGTTATTGACGGTGACACCGGGTAGCCATAGGAGTTGGTGCCAATGGCATAGGATCAGATGGTCGAAGTCGAGACCCAGCTTATGCGTCTGTGTGCCGAGTTTGATCGAGCCACGCATGATTGGGCCGATCGCGCCGATGATCCCGTCGCCGCCCTTGACGCCAAGATTGTCGCCGTGGGTCAGCATATAACGGGTGCCGTAACTTTGAAAATGCACGTCGGCGCTCTCGGGCGCGTCAATGTGGATCCACTTATTCTGTCGGGTCTTCTCAAAGTGCCGGATCAGGTTGCAGTAGAGAGCGTAGTCATAGTTGAAGTCGGTGATGTCCTTGAACGGCGGCTTCTTGACGTTTCGTCCGTGGTTTCCAACGACCGCGGGTACATAGACCTTACCGAACTTAGACGCCATGTGCTCGAGGCCTGCACACAGGAGATCCGACATTTTATTAACGGCGACGAGCGGGGCCATATCGTTTGTGCGGGCTAGCTCTTCGTGATTGTCACCGCCGACCATATCCCCGCCGAGACAAACGATGATCCCTGGATATTCTGTTTTGGCACGCCCCATGTGATTATAGCAGAGATCCACAGTGGTATCGAAGAGCCGGGTGAATCGTTTTTCGAGGACGGTCTTGTTGAATTTGTTGGCACCGTTGGTCCCTTTCGGCTTGACGACTTCGCCCGCGTGTGGGTCTGACCAGACTGTGATCGGGCACCCGCGGGAGCCGATCTTGCCGCCCTTGCCAGAGATCCACGTTGGCGGTGTTGGGTCGTACGCGGCGATATCGTAGTGCTGGCGCCGGGACTCTTCCGCGGCATCGAGACGATCATAGAGATCCTTGTTCTCGCGTTTGAGCTCACGTTCGGCCGCGAGCATCTTGCGGATGATATCGTTCGCGTCAGCGAGGCGATCGGCGTCGGTTTTTGTTTTTGCGGTCATTATTTAGGAGTCCTTTTGGTGAATGATCATAACGACGAAAAC